AATTGAAGCCCGGCCGGATGGTGCCGGCGGGCTGGTGCTGATTCTGGGGAGGTAGCGCGTGGCGGCGGCGACGACGGTGCGAACAGACGTGGTGGCGAGACTAATCGCCGCGGCGACGTCGGCCGGTAGTCGCGTGCATGACTCGCGCCTTCACGCCATCCAGGCCGGTCTACAGGCCGGCGGGGTGACGCCCGACACGACCCCGCTCCTGACGGTCGAGACGAACACGATCCGCCGCGAAGGGCGCGGTCACGGCAAGGGCCACCGGACCGAGACCATCGAGCTCGAGATCCGGGGGATCATCGCCCCGGCGCCGTCGACGACGGACGCGGACCTGGCCGCGGCGCTCGACACGCTCGAGGAAGACGTGGCCGATGCGCTCCTCGAGGATGGCGAGTGGATCGCGCAGTACCGCCCGGGCCGCGGCGAAGGCGTCGTGATCAAGCCCTCGGAGCGCGTGCTGGACATCAGCGAGGCCGGCTCGCGGTACGGCAGTTTCCGGCAGGTCTACGAGATCACACAGACCCGCACGCGCCAGGCCCCGGCCGGCGAGCGGGACGCACTGGAGACGGTCACCGTCGACGTGCAGCAGAACAACGACACGGTCGCCGAGGTCACTCTCGCCGACCTGGAGGCGTGACCATGCGAGAGCGAGTGCGACTCATCCCCCGCGACGGAGCGCGGATCCTGTGGCCGGCCGGCTCGCCCAAGGCGGGCCGCGTGCTGCTCGCGGGCGGCGAGGAAGTCACGCTCGATCCGTACTGGCACGCTCGCATCGCGGACGGCGGTGTGCTTGTCGCGACGCCCGAGGCCCCTGTCCCCGCCCCTGTCCCCGCCCCGAAAAAGGGGAAGGAGTAAGCCATGGCGATCCCGATTCCCGAGGTCTCGAGCAATCAGCTCATCGGCCTGGCCCAGGTCCAGCTCGACCGACAAGGCACGTCGCCGCAGGCCGCAAGCCAGAAAGTCGCGATCGTCGCACAGAAGCTGTCGGCGGGCTCGGCCACGACGAACACGCTTGTGCAGGTCACGAGCCGTGAGCGTGCGACGGCACTGTTTGGCGTCGGCTCGCAGCTCGCGATCATGTGCCACGCCTTCTTGTACAACGACCCGCAGGGCGAGCTCTGGGCGATGCCCCTGGCCGACAACGGGACCACGAAGGCCACCGGCACGATCCAGGTGACCGCCGCCGCGACGGGCGACGGCACCATCAAGCTCCGCGTCTTCGGCAAGCGGATCAGCGTCGGCGTCTCCGCGGGCGACTCGGCGAACAGCATCGCCGCGGCCATCGAGGCCGAGCTCGACCTCCACACGTACCTGCCGACGGTCGCGTCGGTGTCGACCGACACCGTCACCCTGACCGCCAAGAACGCGGGCGTCGCGGGCAACACCGGCCGGATCGAAGTCAACCCGGATCCGGGCGACGTCCTGCCGGCGGGTGTGGCGCTCACGCTCACGCAGGTCTCGGGCGGCTCGACCGACCCCGCGGTCAGCACGCCGATCACGAACATGGCGGCGGCCGACATCCGCCACATCGTCGTGCACCGGACCGACGACACGATCATGGACGCGTTCGACGCCGAGCTCGTGGACCGCTGGTCGGCCACGCGCGGCAAGCTGTCGCACGCGTACTCGTGCCTCGTGGACAGCGTTTCGGACCTGACCACCTGGGCGGGCACGCGCAACTCGCCGCACCAGACCACGTTCGGGCTGGACTTCCCGCCGTGCCCCGAGTGGGAGATCGCGGCGGCGGCGGCCGGCGCGATGACGAAGAGCATTCGCAGCAACCCGGCCGTTCCGATGCAAGACCTCGCGCTGCTCGACTCGCGCGGCCAGGCGATGCCGGGCCCGGCGCTCGGCTCGCGGTTCAGCGACGTCGAGAACAACACGATCGGGCTCCAGGGCGTCGCGTCGCTCTACACCGACGCGTACGGCCAGCTCCGGCTGAACGCGACGGTCACGCACTACAAGACCGACGGCTCTGGCGTCGCCGACACGACGCTGAGGTGGACGAACAACGTCCACCAGGTCGCGTATCTCATCGACGACCTGAAGTCGGCCACGCGGCAGTACTGCGCCGGCAAGATCCTGGTCGACGACGCGAGCGTCATCGAGCCCGGTACGCCGGCCGTGGACGTCGACATGATCAAGGCCCACCTCGTGGGCCGGTATCGGCAGCACGCGGCGCGGGCCATCGTCGAGGACGTCGCGGGCTTCGCCGAGAACGTCGTCGTCGAGCGCAACGGCACCGATGCGAACCGGGTCGACATCCTCTACCCGCCCGACCTCGCGAACCAGCTCAACGTCCTGGCCGTCCTGATGCGGCCTTACCTGCAATACCCGGAGGCCTAACCCATGGCGGATCTACATGCGGGCGTCCTGCTCGTCGAGATGGACGGGCGGATCGTCGAGGTCGAAGGGAGCTTCGTCGTTCGCACGTCCACCGAGACGCGCGAGGCCAAGATGGCCCACTCGGGCAAGGTGGGCGTCAAGCGCACGCCGGTGGCGCCGGGGCTTACCTGCACCGTGCAGGTGTACGACGACGACACCTCGGCGTTCTGGGCGGCGTTCATCAACAAGGACTGCATGGTCAAGACGCGCGGCCGGGTCTACCAGCTCACCGGCGCGACGACCACGGGCACCTTCGATCACGACCTGGTCGAGGGAACGGCGGAGATCGAGATCTTCGCTCAGCGCATCGTCGAGATCGCTGACTGATGGCGTCGAACCCTCGCACGCCGCCGCGGCCTTCGGGCCGAAGCGGACCGACGCCGCAGGCCCCAGCGCTCAAAGCGCCGCCGGCCCCGGCGACGTCGGTGCTTGAGATCGAGCTATCGCACCCGATCAAGGTGGGCACGCAAGGCGAGACGTCTTCGACGTTGCGCTTCGTTCGCCCGCCTGGTCTCGGCGAGATCGACGGATGGCTCGACGAGTCGAGCCCGGAGGCCTTCGGGCGGTCGCTCGAAGTTCTGCCGTTCCGGCCAGCGTGGCAGGTGTTCGTTCTGTCGCAGTGCGCGGGCGTTCCGACCGATTCGGGTAAGAAGATCTCAGTGGCCGACCTGCTCAAGATCGGCCAGGCGCTCGCCCCTTTTGTGAGCGGCTCCCCGTCGACTGGCGAGCCTGCGCCGTCGGGCTCGGCAAACACTTCGGCTGGGGGCCGACCGACGTCCGAGAGCTGACCGTTCCGGCGCTCTGGTGGTGGCTCGACGGTCTCGGCGAACTGGCCGAGACCATGAAGGCGCGCAGCGCCAAGGGGTGAGCGGTGGCGACGTATCCCGTAGCAGTCGAGGTCAAGGCGAAGGACACCGCGAGCGCGGTGATCGGCCGCTCGGCTCGCAAGATCGGGGCGTCGCTCGCCAGCATGCGGGCCAATGCGACGAGCGCAAGCTCGGCCATCACGAGCGCGGCCGGCAGTATCCGAGAGGCGACGGGCCGGGCCGCTCTCGTCGGGATCGGCGCCATTGGCGCGGGCCTCGTCGGGGCAGGCATCGCGGCCAAGACCTGGGCGCAAGAGACCCTCGAAGCCGGCGACGAGCTGGCTACGTTCGCGGCCAAGACCGGGCTCAGCGTCGAAGCAATCCAGGAGTGGCGCAGCGCGGCGCAGCGCAGCGACGTCGAGGTGGGCACCTTCAATTCGTCCATCCAGACGTTCGCGCGACAGATGGCACTCGCTCGCGAGGGGACGGGCAAGCTCGCGAGCGGGCTCAAGAAGGTCTCGAAGCCACTGCTCGACCAGCTCAAGGCGACGACGTCGACCGAGCAGGCGCTCGAGCTCTACATCAGCGCGATGGAACAGGTGGAAGACCCCGCGAGACGCGCCGCTCTGGCGTCGATGGCGTTCGGCGGGGCCGGCAAAGACATGGCTCTCCTCGCCGTCACGGGCTCCGAGGGGGTCAAGAAGCTTCGGCAGGAGATGCGCGCCGCGGGCGTCATGACCACCGAGCAGGCAAACCGGATGGGCGCGCTGGACGATCAGATGATCGTCCTGAACGACCGCTACAACACGGTCAAGCGCACGGTCGGGACGGCGTTCCTCGAAGCGATCACGCCGCACCTGGCGTCGCTCGCGAGCTGGGCCGAAGCGAACCAAGAAGTGATCGCGCAGAACGTGGGCGGGGCGGTCGACTACCTCGGCGATGCGTTCTCGCGTATCGACTGGGACGCTATCGCGAGCGGCGCTCGCTCGGTGAAGGAAATCTTCGACGGGCTCTACGGCGTCGTGACCGACGTCAAAGAGGCTCTCGATCTGCTACCTCAGTTCGGGGAGGACATCGGGACGAAAGCAGCCGACTGGGCTGATGAGCGAGCGTTTCGAAACGAGCAAGCTCGCATCGGTCGCCTTGTGCCAGATGCGCAGGAAGAAGTTGACCGCACGGCGAACCGAGCCGAAGCGCTCGTCAATCTGCAGAAGTTCGGCATGGCTAGCCCTGTCGCCGTCTTCTCGGCGCAGCTTGCAGCGCAGGGCGCACAGAAGGAGCTTGATACGTTGCTCGAGGAAAATCGCGCCAACGAGTCGCGATACCGGGGGCAGCGCTCGGGTATGTACAACATCCCCGTTCAGGGCGCCGGCTTCTTCGACCGCAGCATGGAAGCGCTGAACGCCCCGCGCACGGCGGCCGAGCGCCTGAACGCGCTCCCGTACGGTCTAGGCCAGGTGAACTCGGCGGGCCCGCCGGCGCCGCCGCAGGAGATCACGGTCAAGGTCGAAGCGGCCCCGGGCACCAACGCCGAGATCACGCAGAAGCCGAAGGCCAGCAACGTCAAAGCCGGCGTTCGCAAGGTCGGGACGGGGGCACTCTAATGGCGTGGACGGACAGCCTACGGGCCGCGTCGTTCCGCGGCGTGCCCTTCGAAGTCGAGACCGAGGGACTGTCGGGCGGTCGTCGCGTCGGGGTTCACGAGACCCCGGGCGGTGACCTGGCGGTGACCGAAGACCTTGGTCGACGGACGCGCGCCATCAGCGTCGAGGCCTATGTGATCGGGGACGATGCGGCGGGCCAGTCGGTTGCGCTGCTCGAAGCGCTTGAGGCCGAGGGGCCGGGGACGCTGGTGCACCCGGTATACGGCGAGATCCGGGTCAATCTGACGGAGTACCGGCAGGTCGACTCTTGGGACAACGGGAACGTGATCCTGTTCTCGCTGTCGTTCGTCGAGGCGGGCGAGCTGAGTTTCATCACGCTCGACACGGGCTCGGCGCTCGACGACGCGATTGACGCGATGGACGCGGCCACGCTGGCCGAGGTGACCGAGCAGCTCGACTCAGACGGGTATGGTCTGGGCGTGCTCGACGCGGCCATCGCCGCTATCGACGACGTGCTCGGGGAGATCGAGACCATCGCCGCGACGCCCATGGCGGTCGTCGAAGACGTCTCCGATGTCGTGTCCGAGGCGCAGGACCTCCGGGCTCGGACCGAAGCCCTGGCCGGCGCACCCGAGGAGTTCGCGGCGGCGGTCCAGTCGCTCATGATTCGGGTCGGGAACCTGCTAGGCCTGCGGCGCTTGGCGTCGGGGGCGGGCGATGCGTACGTTTCGCCGACGCCCGCCACGACGGACAGCGAGCGGATCGCGACGGTCGACTATGCAGCCCGGCGGGCGCAATGCCGGTACGCGCTCACGGCCGCGTGCGCCTACATCCGGGACGCCGATCTGTCGGTGTACGACGACGCCATTGCCGACCGCGATGCGATCGCCACCCTCATCGCCGCCGAGGAGGAGGAGGCCGACGCAGAGACGGCTGACACGCTCCGGGCGCTCCGGACGGCGCTCATCCAGGACGTCACGCGCCGGGTTGCGGGCCTGCCCCGGGTGAGTGAGTACACGCCCCGCGGCGTGGTGCCGGTGACGCTCATCGCCTGGGAGCTCTACGGCGACGCCGAGCGGACGACCGAGGTCGTCGATCGCAACGACATCATTCATCCTCTGTTCGCGCCGGTTCGGACGCTTTCGGTGCTGACCCGATGACCGAGCTGGCGAAACACGACGTCCAGCTCGAGGTCGGGGGTCGGTCCTACTCGGGCTG